GTTCTTAGTAGATTAATATGGGGAAATCGTGACTATCACCACCTATGAAGAGCTTAAGGTTGCTGTTCAAGATTATTCTAAGCGGTCGGATATTTTATCCCTTGTCGATACGTTTATTGATATTGCTGAATCAGCCATGTATTCGAACCCTGATTGCAATTTACGCGCTCAGCAGATGGAGCACAGGGCTACCGGATCGACCAGCATAACCACTCGTTACGTGGCATTTCCTACGCGATATTTGGAGATGCGTCAAGTTAAGTTAAACCTGGCTGAAGGCGACTATATTTTGGAGGCGAGAACTCCAGAAAGCATGTCCATTTCTTCAGCAGCAGGAATACCGACGCAGTTTTGCATGACTAATCAAGTCGAGCTTAACTGCATTTCTGATGCGGTGTATACTATTGAGTTTTTGCACTATCGCAGACTTGCACCACTAACAGCAGCGGCACCGACTAATGATATTTTGACCAACTATCCGCAGGTGTATTTGTACGGCGCACTGTTTGCACTCTATCAGTGGTCACTTCAACCGGATATGGAGCAAAAATATTACAACGCGTTTATAAAGGCTATTCAGGGCGTGAATAACCAAAGCCGCCGTGGAAGGTTTCACCAGCCTGCAATAAGGTCTCGCGAGCGCAGGCCATGAAAACGATTCCAATAAAAATCGTCGGGCCATCTAATCAAGACAGGTCTTCCCAGCTTTCCGCGCAGTACACGCAAAACGTATACCTTGCCCCGTCAAAAACAAAGGAGGGTGAGTTTGCATCGTATGACTGGCCCGGTCTAAAGGCGCATTATGCAGGTGCTGGCGCAGATCGCGGGATGATTGCTTTCCGAAACGAGAAATACAAAGTATCAGGCACTAATTTAGTATCCATTGATAGCAATGGGTCGATCACCACTCGCGGAACGGTGCCAGGCCGTGGCCGCTGTATTTTTGCAATTTGCTGGGATGATACGCTAGAAGATTATGGTCTTTTAATTGCGACGGATGGCGCTCGCTATTATTACGACCTAGCAACAGTAACGCTAATATCGGATGCCGATTTAAACACAGGCTATTCTGTCGCGGTGATGAATGACGTCGCTATTTTTGACAATGAAGATGGCGATATGGTGCATTCAATCAACGGCAGCCCTACCAATGTTCAATCGTTTTACGCGACCACTAACACTAATCCGGACGGATTGCAGCGCGTCTATACCTATGGGCAGATTTTGTATGCGTTCGGCTATTCATCAATAGAGCTGTGGGTGTACAACGGGGCCACAACGAGCTTTATCTTTACGCGTCAAGAGCAGGCCACTATCCCTATCGGCACGGCTGCGCGTTATTCGCTCAGCTCTGATGAGAGCTTTGTTTATTTCCTTGGGTCAGACCGCCGATTTTATCGAATGAGGCAATCTCAGATTGAGCCTATAAGTGATGAGGGGATTAACGATCAAGTAGAAAAAATGGCGGAGATTAGTGATGCTATTGGGTTTTGCTTAAAAATAAGCGGCCAGTCTTTTTATGTAGTCTCCTTCCCAACAGAGAACAAAACATTCTATTTTTCAGCGACGAATGGTTACTGGGGTAATCTGGCCTATGGTACTGATTCAGATAATCCAGCCCGCCATCTAGCGATATCCTATGCGTTTATCAACAATAAGCACTATGTAGCCGATTACCGAAACGGCAATGTGTACGAGTGGGACATGAACACATACACAGACAACGGGGAAGCGCGATTGCGGATAAGGGTGATGGCCCCATTGACTGGATCTGCTGTGGGTGTTTTTGGCCGGAGTATTACTTGCTCTTGTTTGCATATTGATCTTGAAAGCGGTGTCGGACTTGAAACCGGCCAAGGCTCTGCGCCTGTATTAATGTGCACCGTGTCGGGTGATAGCGGCAAGTCTTGGTCTGCCGAGTCGTTTGTCGATATCGGCGTGCTAGGTGCTTACACAGAAAAACCAAAGTATGACCAATTCGTCAGCGGTCGGTCTATCGTTTATCGAATTATGTGCTCCGACCCTATCTACCTGTCCATATTTGGCGGCGCTGTTGATGTAACCGATGGTGGCTACTGATGACGGTGGTAAATGATTCTGTTGCGATAGAGCGCATATTATGGCCAAACGAGCTGCACAGGCTTCGCATTGAATACCCTAGCCTAATCGAACTACTGAAAAACCAGCAAGTTTTGATCACTCAGGTTATCAATAGAACTGGCGGATCCGGCGAGGCGGTAAATGTCATTGTGGTTACAGGAAACCACACCACGTCAGGAAATGAGTTTTTATCCTGTAGCGGTACACTGACAATAACGCTCAATGCCACACCCGATGATGAGGAGTCGGTCATCGTGAATCATAGGGGTGCCAATACCGACGTATTGACGATATTTGATGGCGTTGCTTATGATAAATTGTTAGTGACTGATACTGTTATTTCGTACACATATATCGACAGCTTGGCAAGATGGGTTAGAGGCGCATGAGCGGTATCGGCGGCACAGGCACAAATTACATACCGGGATGGTCAAACATTCCGTCAGCCGACAATAGCTCGGAGGTCACTTCAACCGCTTTCACTGGTGATTGGGAATATTCGCCACAACCATGGGTGGGTGTTACCTGTTATTCGTCGAATCAATCCGGAACGATTACCGTTCAATTTTCAAACAACGGTACTGCAGTTCACTCCACAATCAACAAAAATGTGACTGCTGGAGTTAGCCGATTCATCCCCTTGCTGAAGCTAGCTAGGTATGTGCGCGTTAGCTGGTCATCATCCGTCGCGCCCACAACATTTTCACTGCAGACCAGTTTCGGCATGTACGCGCCCGGCATTTCATCGCTTGGGACAACTATTTTAGATGATGATAACGCTCAGTTGGTTCGCGCTGTTATTTCCGGCATCGGGAACACTAACGCGGTAGTAACTGGCCACGGGGCATTGCAGGTTACGCCTTCTCCGGATGGCAAAACAGCATTTGGTGAGACTAGAGTTGCTGAACTTGAGCCTGTTATACAATTAACATTCCCCTACAACATAAACAGCTACCTTGTCGAAAAAGAGGAAAACGGCGGGACTGTTACCGCTGCCACCTCGATGATGGTTCTGCAAACCGGCGCAGGTGCTAATCAATACGCCATAGCTTATTCGAGACGGAGGGTAAAGTACGAGGCCGGCGTTGGTGTTATGTGTCGGTTCACCGCCGTATTCACTACCGGCGTGGCTAATTCAACGCAGACAATAGGAATCGGCGGCGCTGCTGAATGTTTTGCGTTTGGCTACAACGGCGCAACATTTGGGATTTTGCATCGATATGGTGGTCAGCGCGAGATAAGGACGCTGACTATAACGACAGCCAGCTCAACGGCTGAAAACATTACCATAACGCTAGATGGTGTCACTAAAAGCGTTGCGGTTACAAACTCGGGAAACACGACGACAACAGCGAACGAAATAGCCGCTGCTAGTTATGCCACCACAGGCGCAGGATGGACCGCTAAGGCTGTTGGCAATACGGTCGTTTTTATATCGAGAGACTCCGCTGTTCATTCTGGAGCCTTCACGCTGTCGGGAGCCACTACAGCAGTGGGGGCATTTGCCCAAACCGTCGCAGCAGTAGTTCCGACGGAATCATGGATTGCCCAGTCATCGTGGAATGGCGATGATAAATTTGATGGAACAGGAATAACGGGCGTTACTCTTGATCCCACTAAGGGCAATGTTTTCCAGCTCGATTATCAGTATCTCGGCTTTGGAATAATCAGGTTTTTTTTAGAAGACCCTGCCAGCGGGGAAATGCACCTTGTTCACTCAATAGAGTACTCCAACGCAAATACTAGGCCGAGCCTTGATAATCCATCGATGAGCCTATTTGCCGCTGCAAAAAACACAACTAATGCGTCGAACATTACACTTAAGACCGGATCTATGGCCGCTTTCGTGGAAGGAATACGGAAAAACTCAGGTGTTAATAGAGGTATTAAGCGCTCAGTGACGATTGGCGCGTCTGGTGACACACCAATTACATCTATTCGCGTTTCTGACGTATACCAAAGCAAGCAAAACAAGTCGGAGATAAAGCTTGATTATGTTAGCTGTGCCGTCGAGCATTCGCAGCCTGTGCAGATTAACTTTATAGCAAACCCAAAGCTGACCAGCGCGTCATTTACGGCTATCGACACGGCAACCAGTGCGGTTTATCAGGACACATCTGCTACGGCTTATAGCGGAGGCGTTTTTCTTTTTGCTTTGCCACTGGGGAAGTCTGGAAATCAGATAATAGACCTTAAAGACTTGATTGATTTGGGCAGGTTTGGGCCTGGGGATGTGTTAACGTTAACGGCAGAATATTCGTCCGGCGTTAATGCCGCAGTCAGGGTCTCTTTAAATTTTACGGAGCTTTTTTAATGCCTGAAACACTTTATATTGAACTATGAGAAAGGATGGCTAATGATTGTTGAGCGCACATTTGATACCGGTCTTGTCAGGTCTATTTTTTCAAGTAGAAGGCTTAAGTTAAGAATTACAGATGCCACGGTTGAGGATTTTGATCCAGAAAAACAAAAGAATTTGTACTATTTGTCGTGTATTCGGGATGGTGTAGTCGTAGGAATTGTTTTGTTTCACCCATTTAATACCATGGCCTGCTGTCAGGGTCACATTAATTACCTGCAAGAACACTGGGGCAGTAATTTAGAAGAGTGCACAAAAATGGCGATCAAATGGATGTTTGAGAACACAGGTTTTATAAAGATTGTGGCGTTAATTCCTGACTATTACCCACTCGTGTTAAAACATGCAATAGCATCTGGAATGAGAAAAGAAGGGTATATAGAGAATTCTGTAATATGCAACGGTAAGGTTGGAAACATGACTCTAGTGGGTATTGATAAATGCACGTAGATCAGTTATTGACATTTATTCGTATTCCAAAGAATGCCAGCACTTCCCTATATACATTTTTTGGGCAGCTGAATACAGCACGAAATGAATACCTTAGCGGTGATAACCCTAAGCATTTGAACATATTTGAATCTTCACACCAAAGCATTGCAGAATTAGAAGCAAATTTGGGGCCATATGTACTTAAAAAGCCCGTGCTGGCCGTGGTCAGGAATCCTTACGATAGGCTTGTTTCAATGTATTTTTTCGCTAAAAAGTACGATTTAGGGAAAATATATAATATCGATGTTAGTGATTTTACAAGCTTCGCTAGAGGTTTTTATGGATTGAGTGGGGATAAAAACTTCTTTCATGCAATGCCACAGACTGAATTTATAAAGCACGATGAAATAGAGAATTTCACAATTATCAGATTTGAAGATTTAGAGCAGGGCGTGAGTAACTTTATAAGTAAAAATGACTTAGGTGGTATACTTGACTCCGATAGTCTTGATTCACTAAATGGAACGGTTCACAAGCATTATACAGAGTATTATAATGATGAGACTATTGAAATAGTGATGGATATGTGGGGCT